CAATGCGCAGGAAGCATGGACCGCTCGATACAACCACGAAACCATCGCTCTGGGTTTCTCGCTGACCGAAGAGGCCATCGAAGACAACCTGTATGACAGCCTATCGGCTCGTTATACCAAAGCGCTGGCTCGTGCCATGTCGTACACCAAGCAGGTAAAAGCTGCTGCGGTTCTAAACAACGGCTTCTCAGCATCCTATCCGGGTGGTGATGGTGTCGCTCTGTTTGCAAATAACCACCCGCTGGTATCTGGCGGTACCAACAGCAACATCCCAACTACTCCAACCGATCTCAACGAAACCTCGCTTGAGAACGCAGTGATCCAAATCGCTGCTTGGACGGACGAACGTGGTCTGCTGATTGCCGCTAAGCCGAAGAAGCTGATTGTCCCTCCGGGCCTTCAGTTCGTTGCAACCCGTCTGTTGGAAACCGAACTCCGTGTCGGTACTAACGACAACGACGTTAACGCACTCAAGAACAATGGTTCGATCCCAGAGGGTTACACCATTAACCACTTCTTGACTGACACTAACGCGTGGTTCCTGACGACTGACGTACCAAACGGCATGAAGCACTTTGTTCGTGTCCCGCTCCAGAACTCAATGGACGGAGATTTCGATACAGGGAACGTACGTTACAAGTCTCGTGAGCGTTACTCGTTCGGCTGGTCTGACCCGCTGGGCATGTACGGTTCGCAGGGCTGATCCTAGGGGGGTTGCAAAACCCCCCTTTTGTTGTATTCTGTAGTTATCCGGGGATTACCCGGTGTGCCAAACAGGTCCCCGGCCTGACTTCATGCAGATTGGCGCACCTAACCGCATGAGGGAAAATTCAAATGGCTCTTTCTACTACCCAAAGTATCTGGCGTTCGGGTGGCGGCGACACGACTCGTACCGCGTATTGTGGTTCGGGCGTAATGGCTGCTCAGTTCTACATCGCTGATGCTTCTCCTGCCACTGCTGGCACTCAGGTCAAAGTCTCTTCGGCTGCTGGCGCACCTTCGTTAATTCTGCCTGCTGGCGCGGTTGTTATTTCTGTAAGTATTACGGCTGAGACTGGCTCTGGTACTTTTGATCTAGGCGCAACCGGTTATACCTCCGGCACCGCTGATAACAACTACATCGCCTCTGGTGTAACTGTGGCGGTAGGTACGACTTCAGTTGGTTCTGTTGTTACTGGCGCAGCACTGACCGAAATGTCGTATGTAACTGTGACGGATAACACCTCGGCATCGGGCGCTGTTACCGGCTTTGTTACTTACTTCGTTGCCGATCCGCTGGTAGGTCAGCAAAACGTCTGATAGGGGGCCGTTATGGCTATGCAAACAGACGTAAAAGGCGCAACGTGTGCGGCTAATGGCTCTACCACGGCCTACAACGGGCGAACTCGTCTAAAAGGGCTGTGGTATAGCGCGACTGCTGCGACCACGATTGCTGTCAAAAATAGTGCCACTACTTTGTTTACCTTAACCATTGGTGGGGCGGAAACTAATTATGTTCTGTTCCCCGGTGAAGGCGTGCTTGTAGAAACAAGTTTGGTGATTACTAACGGCGCTAACGTAGCAGCGGTGGCTTTCTATGGCTAAGACTCCGGCATGGCAGAGGAAAGAAGGGAAGAATCCCAAAGGCGGCTTGAACGCCAAAGGGAGAGCCTCCGCGAAAGCGCAAGGCATGAACTTGAAACCTCCCCAGCCGGAAGGCGGCGCAAGGAAGAAATCATTCTGCGCAAGAATGTCAGGAATGAAGAAAAAGCTTACAAGCGCCAAGACAGCGAACGATCCGAATAGCCGTATTAACAAATCACTGAGGGCATGGAAATGTTAAAAGAACACATCGAACCAGATTTGATGGACAACATCTCCATTATTGCGGGGTTGGGTGTCTTACTTTCATGGTTGCCTAGTGTGTTTTCACTCGTCAGTATTATCTGGTTCAGCATTCGTATTTGGGAATCCGATACGGTTCGTGGTTTAACTAACCGGAAAAAGCCAGATGCCAGCCAAGAGTGAGAAGCAGGAACGAT